GATTACCATCGTATATTGCGGTACTGTTGTACAACGCTTCATTATAATAAGCTGCAGCACCTGTTGTTGTTAAATTAAAGTTAGTCGGATTAAGTGTGTCTACATCTTCATAATCATACACAGCCGACATAACTATTGAATTATCACCTTCAGATCTCAAGTATGTAGCTACAGTGTAAAATATCTTGCGTTGCTCTGGGTCTTGCATATGAAAGAATGGCGTTTGAAATAAACTAAATATGTCTGTTCCATCAAAGCTAGTGCCTTGTTCTTGTCTATGCACTTTACCATCTTGAGTACCGTGTATTACAAACTCATTCTGCCCTATATATCCACTATCTGCACAAGTAGCTGTAATACCTAATAGCTGTCCATATTCAAACTGTAGTCCATTTGGTGTTTGTCTAAATCCACCTATGACACCCTGTGAGTCTGCTGCACCAAAGAAATACCTAAACTGTGTCTTTTGTTTTATAGTTACAGCATTAAGACTGTTAAGATCAATGTCAAAAACAATGTCTGTAAATATAGACTGAATATCTTTTGACACCGTTTCTAAGTTTACATCGCCTATCTTTGCTGTTCCTGAGATAGGACGTAAGCCATCTTGAGATAAGAATAGTAAGTCACCACCAATTTCTATAACACTATCTGTTGCTAAACAACCAAGATCATCCGTAACAGTTTGCAACACAAAGTTAGCTAATGCAGTGCCACCTAGTTTCTTAATATTAGTTGAGCCAAATATAAACAGTTCGTTTCTAAATGATTTGATAGCAACTATAGGAAAACCTACATTTATAACTCCTGCCCCATTACCAGAATGAAAATCAGTTTCATCTAAAGGAGCACTAAAGAATAACTTTGTTGGGTGTGCAGGATCACCTGCTAAAAATAAATGATTTTGAAATACAGCAGAGTATTTAGGATCAGTAGGTGCGTGGGGATCTGTTATTTGTGTATATGTTGTACCATCATAAGTAGCTGCAGGATTTATACCGTCTGTTAAAACTACTTTTGGTGTTCCAAAGTTGAGCCTAGAGAATCTAACTTTAGTTACACCTGTCATAGTAGGTGAACCTGAAGTAGTTACAGCATTCCAAGCTGAACCAGAGTTACTCCAATAATGTAAATAGTTATTGCCTGTTGAAGGTTTTCTACAAGCTAGTATACCATCGTTTATACCATCTGCTACACAAACACCTAAAACTGGAGTGTTAGCTTGGCCTGTGACACTACCATAATTATTAGCAAAGCCACTTATTTTTCTATAGCCACCCGTAACAGCAGGTTCATAGTTAATTAAAGATATAGCTGATCCAGGCTGTGTCTCACCTTGAGACAACACATCCCTACTAGTATTAAGCCCACCTTGACAGAAGACTTTGAAGGAAGCTAGATTATCAGCCATTATATACCGCTAGTAAAGGAACTTGTTCTTGAATCACCCACAACAGTAGAGCGAACAAATAAAGTATCGTCAAAGGTAACTCTACGCATTGTCTTGATGCCATCTTCAAAGTTATTCTGATGCATAGCAGCACTCTGTTCATTGCTACGGAAACGCATCATAAACATCATAGCACCATCTATAACTACATGTTTAAAACGATCTGGTATAATTGCTACATCGTTAAAAGCAGTTAAGTCTGTAGGAAATTTCCAATATACATACTCTATCTCATAGGCTGCATCAGGTATAGGACTAACACCAAAAGCATTTCCTAATGTTTGATACACTAGTGCAGGAGGTCCATCTCCGTTTACTTGGTCACCTGTATCATCTGATGGACGCACATTCTGTATGTACTGCTCATAAGATATAGTGCTTAATGGCATAGGACTATTGTTTTCGGAGGATAGTTTCTTAAGATAGAATGTATCCCAATCTGTACTAGAGTAATCTGCAGGAAAAGCGTATTGTCTTGTACCTACACTAAGGGTCTGTGTAAAAGTTGTTTTGAGGAAAGGCCATTCCTGACCATCCTGTAGAATAAGTCTAATGCTACTATTTACTGCGTCTTTAGCTAGAGCTTGCACGTTTCTAACGGTGTCAAATCCATCTCCTAATGGATCGATGGTGACCTCATTTAACCGTCTTAGCAATTCATTTACTAATGTAACATAAGTAGCCATAGAGTTATCCTACTGTTTTATACGCTGAAGGGCAAGCTTGACATAGCTCGCCCAACAGTATATTTAGTATTAAGCAGCGTTGTAAACGGCTGACACCAATGCTTGAGGGCGCAAGATTTTGCGACCGTATAGGTGCATACCACGTACAATGTCTGCAAATGAGTCTGGATCACGGTAGTTTTCAACTTTGTTGATCTGCTCTGCAGAAGCAACCGCATCTTCCTGACCTGCTAAGATAACACCGTAGTTATCATCTTGTGCAGTTGAACCTGATGTACCTGCACCTGTACCTTTAGCAGGTAGGTTGTTAGATACATAAAGTCGGAAGCCGTGTAAGTTGTTAACAGCCAATCCGTTTTGTAAACCTGAGCCACCGAAATCAGAATTTAATAGACGTGAATCTTCGTCTTTTAAGATTTCCATGAACACTGGGTCAACAACGAGCCATCTGCCTCGTGAATCAACATTTGCTGTATCCATCTGACGAGCCATACGTGCAATCACAGTCAACGGAGATGTCACAGATGTAGACAACGCTGTTGCACCTGGAAGACGTGCAGCTAGAGGAATGGAGTCACCAGTTGTACCTGATGAAGCTGATGTTGTGATGTGTCCAATGTCGGACATATCTAAACGGTTAACTTTCAAAAATTCACCGTTAATTTCACTGCCTGTTGGGTGCTGTGCTGTACCTGAAACGGTAGTAGTAATTGCACCTGCAGCAGAGTGACCTGACATATACTGAAGTAAGTCTGCGTCCATTGCGTCAGCCATTTTGTATGCTGCTCTATCTGCAGCTAGGCTTACGAAGTCAACAGATGCGAACTGATCTTCGATGTCATCCATTTTAAAAGCAAAGTAGTTAGCTTTGTCAATGGTTAATGAAAACTCAGAATCGTCTAAGTCTTCTACGCTGATTGCAGTTTTACGCTCAAGAGCGTTGACTGTTACATCAGGCTCTTTCTGGATGCGAACTACATCACCTTGGTTTGCAATCTCTCCAAAGTATGAGTTGTTAGTGATTGCGTTTGCAACAGATGCTTTTCTTAGAGCGATCTGTGCTTGTTTGGAATAGATAATCGGGCTGAAATTGCCGTCAAATCCCGTTTTGCCAGAGGCAACTGCTATAGCCATAGTTAAATCTCCTTTATAGATATGGCGTGAGAATTGACACTACATATCCACTATAAAGAGGCTCTTGGTTGTAGGGTAGTCAGTTTACAGAAAGGTTGGCCTACCTATCTGCACTGGGCCTACACTTTGAGGTAAGTCTTTTTGTGGCTAGTGCTTGTTAAAGCATACACACAGTTATGGTGTATATGCCATAGTTTTACTTATGAAATTTGTTTTGTCAACTATTTTCTTGACATATCATAAATAAACTTTCCTGAGCGTTGGGCATCCATAATTTCTTCCTGACGCTTCTCGTACTCTTTCATAGTCATCTTAGCTACCTGAGATTCTCTAATATAAGTAGCTTCTTCATTATCACTAGGTGTCGTAGTACGTTTTGTTGTTACAGAAGCTGCTGCACCTTTGTCTTCAGTAGGCTTCTTTTTAGATGTGATACCTTTGTCTGCTTTGTACAAATCTATTACACGAGATACAGACTTAGCATCGTCTACGTTTTCATACAAAGCATCCTGTACCCACTTAGGTTGTTCCTTAGCCCACTCATGGAATGTATCATCCTCACGAATGGTGTTGAAGTCAGGATGCATCACAGCTAGTTCAGCTTCAGCTTTTTCACGTTTAGCTGTAACTCTTAGCTCTTCTACTTCTTTCAAACGCTTGTCTATATCTGATGAACGCTCTTGTGCTTTCTTATCTGCTATAGCTTCTACTATACCTGCTACATCAGGATACTTCTTAGACCAAGCTTCTATCTCTTTCTCTGACTTAGGTAGTACAAGCTCATTCTTAGTTGCAGATTCTAGCTGTGACTCTAGCTTTTCAAACTTGAGTTTCCACTCCTGTTCTTTATCTTTCATGTGCCGCCTGATGTCACCATAGCGTTGCTTGAAGGTTTTCTCTTCAGCACTCAGGTCATCATCGTCATCTGCTTCTTGTGCTTCTGCTTTAGGTTCTTCTTTTTGTTTGGAATCACCTTCTGCCTGTACTGGTTCAGCTTCAGGCTCTTTGCTATCGGGTTTAGCTTCAGCAGTTTCTTCTGGGGTTTCATCTTCCTGTGTGTACCCTGCTTCTTTTAGTATCTCACGTAGCTCCGCTTCATCCTTGTCGATTCTTGCTTGGTTACGCATATGAGATGCGGAATGCACCTCTACTTGTTCTACTTCAGCCATTTTGTTTTCTCCTTATGTTGGGGCCAGTAATTAAACTGGGTAGCCTTATAGTTATATGGAATTTTGTTTTTATTATATTGCTTCTTGATCTACTGTTGATGGGTCTATTGATCTTGAATCTTCTGCTGCTTTATCTTGTATTGATTGGTTAATTATATCAGACGCACTTGAGCCAGATGAGCTTGGTTTATTGTTATTATTGGGTTTCTTGTTATTTGATCCAGAGCTTCCACCCTTATCAGTATCACCATCTCTTCGTGATCCACCAAATGAATCTCTTAATCCATCGCCTTGTACACCTGCTTTACCATCAAAGCCTAGCAAGTCACCTAGCCACGTATCACCAAATGAAGCCCCTCCAGAACCATCTGAATCTTCTAGACCTTCAAATAAACTACCTTCACCACCGAAGATACTACCTTTTCTTTCAAAGCCATGATCAGTAACACCTTTACCTTCAAGTAGATCTATAGCATCATTATACTGTGCAACTGTAGCAGTATTTACTAATGCAGTTATAGGCACACCTACAGTAGTAGCTATAGCAGATGCAACAGTGTTCATAACACCTAGACCTTTTATAGTAGCTGTAAGTTGATCTATGTCCATATCTTCAAGAGGTATCTTTTCTTTTACTTCTTGCGGAGGTGCAGATCCTCCACCACCACCTTGAGGTTGTCCTACTTCAGTTTCTGTAGTTACTTTTACTTGCTCTGTTGAATAACCTTTTTCTATATATTCATCATACAAGTCTTGCTGTGCAGGTAAGAATAGAGTTACTACCTCACCGCCAGGGCCATAAAGTATTACACTGCTAGTTGCAGCAGAGTCTACAGGTGAATCAAGAAAGCTGAAGCCTGGAGCAAAAGCATTACGTAGTTGTTCATCTGTGTATGTAGGTTGTGTTGTATCTATGTCATCATCAGCAGTAACTACCGAACTTTCATTAAAGCCTTTTACTGTACCACCTGTGTTGTAACCTGCATTACCCATAGCAACAGGTGCACCTTGTCGGTACATCATCTGTTGTTGTTGATATGGATCTGGCATTGTAGACTGTGAAGGTTGTCCTGTGATGAAGCCACCTACTGCAGCACCTATGGAGTCTAGCTCTGCTTTCTCTTCGTCACTAAGCTCTTCATTAGGTATTGGCTCACCACCAATTCTACCTTCTCTATCCATACGAGCTAGTTCTATCTTAGCGTTTTCTCGTAGGTCTTCAAAAAACTTAACACCATAAAAACGAAGAACATCAGCAGGTACTACATATTCACCTTCAGATAAACGTGCAGGAATGTCATCACGTACTTCTTCAGGTAGTGAGCCTGGGGGTACTTCATTGCCTGATACTGGGTCTACCTCTTCAGCTTCTGTCATAAAAGCTAGTACCATTTGGTTGTCTTCATCTAGTGCCATTAAATTTTTCCCTCAAATATTTTAGTCTACGTAATGCACGAATGCCACCTTGCGTTTGGTGAATCTCTACTACGCTTTCTGATTGCTCTAAGCGTTTATGTAGATCTGTGATTTCTAAATCAATCTCTTCACAGAATGCATCCCACTCTGCTTTATTGTTTACGAAAGACTTAAGCGACATTACCGCTAAATCCTTGCTCTCCTGGAACTGGGGCTGTGCCTGTGCCTATGTTACCACCTCCTGCTCCTGTAGGATCTTGTACATCTGCTCCTGCAGGTGGTTCTTCTTGAAGTGGGCCTTGTGGTTGTTCAGGCATTGGCTGTTGGAAACCCTTCATTATCTCAGCTTGTATTGCAGCATCTGCCATAGAGTTTGTAACTTTGTCAGGGTCTAGATCCATGCTCTTAGCAATCTCTCGTACAATGTAATCCATCTTAGCAAACGGTGCTAACATTGGGTTAGATGCTACCTGTAAGAATTGCATCAAGCGTTGGCTGCGTACTTCGTTAGCCATAAGGCTTTCAGTACCGTTAGCTTTTACCTCTAGGTCACCACGTATACCTTCGTCAAAGTCAAACTGCATGTTGAACGCAAAGAATGCTCTACCTATGGGTGCTAGAAGATAATCATCTACGTTCTTTACAACAGTCCTAATGCTACCGTTGGCAGCAGACATAAGCATAGAAATACCAGAAGCAGTACGACCAACTCCACTAACGCCTGTTTGACCATGAGCGAAAGATGGGAAACCAGTTGATTCATCTGCTAATACTCTTGCTTTGTCAAATAGCTGCATGTTTTCACCTGCAACGTTTGGAAACTTAGTGCCGAAGATGGCTTGACCAGGAGCACCCCCCTGTCTGCGAAAGACCTTGCCAGGATACACACTCATGTCTTGGCCTGGCACTAGGTTAGTTTCATCTATCTCAATCAGAAGGTTACCAGAAAGTACAGCATTGTCAACAGCCATTCGCATGAAACCGTTCATCAACGTTTGTGTATCGTCCATGTTCTCAGCAATACCAACACCAAAGAAGCTGTATGGGTTATGCTCGTAAGGTACAGAGTAGTATGGAATGCGTGCAGGTTTGAATGGGTTTAGTACACAACGAATTACCTTGCCGTTTACTATCCATATGTTAGCACTTACTTCGTCTAAATCTTTCATGTCAGCGGGTATCTTGATGCCGTTCTCTTCTAGGATGTCTGTATCTACATAACCCCAGAACTCTAGGACTTGCCAACGCTCTGTGTCTGAAGGAGCAGTATCGTCATCCTCCATCTTCATTTCCCAATGCTTACGCACATAGTCTGGTCCTGCGTCTATAGCACTCTCAATATCTTCATCAATAAAGTATGGTCTGCCCTTCAATGCACGTAACTGATTGCGAGACATCTTATGTCTTTCAATTACGTACTCTGCATCATCCATAGAAGAAGCAACAGGATCAGGATAGAAGTTCCAAACTGATACATGATTTGTTGATGGCACAGTCTTAGTAAGAGGATCGTAATCACCATTGTCATCCCAGTTAGGATATTCTTTGTCTACAGCGAAGGGTCCTTTCATTACACCTGTGCCTAGCAATGCCATCTCAAATGCCATGCTGCGTAGATGTTTAGATGCGCCAGATTCGTTTAGCTGATCGTGTATTTTCTTTTCCATCTTCTTAGCTGCTACCATAGCAGGATGAAATGTTACACTTGTAGGTGTGCTGCCATCACCTTCTATTATCTTCTCAGATACAGGATCTACTTTATCTTCTACTGGACCTAGCCTACGTCTAAGATCAGCCATAGTTTCGCCTGGCTTTAACTCAGTGTCTGGTCCTATAAGGTATGGCTTTGTTGCCTCTTTAGTGAAAGAGTCACGTAATACATCCGTAGCTTTTTCAGCATTCGGATCAATATTAATGTGAACAGCATCTGCTACCCCATCAGGTAGAACAGATGGATTGATAGTAAGTGGGAACTTGTTGTTACCAAAAAGTACGTCTACGATTTGTCCATAAGCTGCTAGGGTTTTAGTCTTAGTAACCTTTACAAATACTTTTGACTTCTCACTAGAAGTAAACTGCACATCTGGTCCGTACACACCACGATAGTTTCTGTAAGCTCTTAACCAACGTTCTTCATCTGCGTTACGAGCATCCTCTGCACGTTTGTATCGATCATTTACAAATGTAACTACATTACTTACGTTTTCAAAGAGCGTATCTTCTTGCCCTTCTGCAGCAACTACATCATCTGTCTCAAATGATAAATCGTCTATTTCTGCCATTATCTGTCATCCTTATCAAAACAGTCAAATTGTAAACCGTAGTATTCGTTTGTTTCATGCTTCTGCCAGTTAGAGCTTTTTACAATCTGTTGGCATTGTTCTTGAGTAAATAGTTCTTGCATAACGTACTGATTACCTGTGTAGACCCACTCTGTTCCTGTGTTACCCCACATGCTTATAACAACTACAAATGTTTTCATGTTTAGTATCCAAAAGTGGAATCTGACATTTGAAAGCCAGAGCGTTGTGTTGCAGGGTTATAATCCCATATAGAACTTCTTGGTCTGGTCATTATACCATAACGTAGTGCGTCATACAAGTGATCTTCAGCGTGTGTGTCTACGTCTTCAGGGTTCTTCTTGTCTAGCGGAATCGCAGGGATTTGCGCTATTGTATTCGTGCAGGTGGAAAAGAACACAAGCCTTGGCTCTTCGGTGAACTCGTCCACCTGCAACCTACGGTGTATCTCGTTCTTACCTGCAACCCTTGAGCCACGAGAGCGATCTGATGGACGCCAACGGCAACCCTTCATGTTCATTTGCTCTGCAAGTGATGGGCCAGTATCACCTCTTTTGTGCCAGAGGGATGAATCTAGTACACCGTATCTTATAGTGCCGTCATCAGCCTCTGCTTCTATTATCATATCTGCTAGATCAGTAGCTGTAACTTTAGAACAATATAGCTCTCTGTAGACAACCAATTGCTCACTTGGTGATACAGCGAACCAGAGTACTCCAGTGTAGGAACCGTAACCATAGTCGCAAGCTCTAAACTTAGCCCATCCACTAGGTATGTCGATAGGTTCCACAACGTGTATGTTTCTGTTAAATTCAGGGAATGCTGCCCCTTCGTTAATATCCCAGTTACCTTCTAGCAACTGCTTTCTTTGGTGCTCTGGCAATGAGAGTAGCATTGCTTCGTAGTCACCACTATCTGCTAGGTATGGATTATCAAACAAACTAGCAGGTATAAACCTACGCCTAAATAAGGGTTCACCTTCACGGCTATGCCCTTTAGGAAATCTTATAGTGTCACCAGTTTCAATGTTTGTTGCCCAGAAAGGATCATTGGCAGGGGCAGGATCAATAAACATTTTCTTGACCCACTGGTGTCCGTTGCCACCCGGGTTTGTGGTAGCTCTCATGTACAAACCTAGCTGAGAACTAAACGCTGAACGAAGTCGTGACCGCATATAATCCCAAGCGTAGGGTGTAGGCCACTGTGTAAGTTCGTCAAAGCCAATCCAGTTAAACGCTTGACCTTGGTATCGTGTTACATCCATGTCTTTGTCGAGGTACGACATCCATAGTCTACCACCTCTAGGTGCAATCCACTGTGACTTACGTTCACTCCACTTGATGCCAGGAATAGCTTTAGGATAAAGTTCTTGACTCTTCTGTATAAGTTCCCTAAGTTCTTCCGTAGTATGACGAACTAGTAGACCACTAAAGTTTGGATCGTTCAAACCGTGAAGTGGGTCAGCAAGCATTGCAAAGCTCTTACCACCACCTGCTGCCCCACCATACAAGACTTCTCTTTCAGATGCGGATAAGAAGCTTGTCTGTGGACCTGGGTTTGGTTTAAATACTACCTCTTGGGCAATATCAACATCAAACTCAGGTGCTATTACTTCGGCTGCTACAACTTGAGGTTCAGGCTGTTGCTGCGTTGGGCTTGATTGCGTAGGCTCCGATACATTCTTCTTCGAGCTTTTGGATCTCTTGTAACGTTTCTTCGAGCCTTTTGGCAAGCTTGCGTTTAATTGTAGCTGCTTTCTTACGTTTTCGCTCAATGTCTACTCTCTTCTTTAGCCCTGTATCAGATATGTACCTACCTGTTTGTTTTGTTAGCCACAGTGCTACTTCTCTATAAGAGTACTGCATGAGATGTTTCTTTGCAAGTTCTAATGCTTCTAGCTCTGTAACTATGGGCTGAAGTATTTTATCATTGTCAGGATGCACTTCGTAACCGAATGGTATTGTTCTAGTTACTCTGGCGATTATGTGCCAGTCTCTTTCTGCACCCTTGTGTGGTCTAGGTAGCTCCCAATATCCAAGGGATTCACGGTTTACACTTATTCGTTTGTTCCTTCTTTCGAGGGTAATATGAATACACCACCACTGCTTGACCCTACGTCAATCTTCTCTACCTTACCAAGTCCTGCTCTGTCAAGCAAGTCTTTAGCTGCTGACATCTTATCTCGTATGCCTAGCTCTGTCGGATCATGCAAAGCACCTACCATAGCCATTGCAGCTTTCGGTGCTGTACGTGCAAAGTAACTACGTGTACGATCACCTATCTCATCTTTCAATGATTCCACAATGGCAGTAGTGCTAGACTGTTCACCATACCCTGCTAGTTTCTTAGCTTGTACAACATCTCCACCTGCCTCATCAAATAAGACATCTAGGAACTTCTGTTGTTTTTCTGTTAGGTTTCTTGCCATTATGCCACCATGTAAATTATAAACCCTAGCATTCCTGCTCCAGTTAGTACTATTAAAATAGAGAGAGTCCAAGTAACTATTGCTTCTTGTATCTCTGCTTTGCGATACTCTTGGTCTTTCTTCTGCTTACGTATCCTACCTTCAGTAGCTACAAGTTCATCCCATGCAGACGGACCCATGCTGAAACTGATCCAATCTTTTAGCTCTTTTCTCATAGCTTCAGCTTTTCTTTTAGCTGTAAATATAGCTAGAGCTTCTGCTTCGACAGACCCTCCATTGAGTGCTTTCCACCAAGGAGGATTCTTGTTTTTCTGTTCAGCGTAGGACAAATCACTCATGCAACCTGCCCATTGGGTCAACTGTCCTGACATATCTTGTAGGTCTTTACCTACCTGAAAGCCTTTCTTCAACGCATTGAAAGCTACGGTAGCTCCACCGATAATTGTTACTGGATCCACGAGCCTCCTCCAAAAGTACTCCTAGTATCATTAAAGAACTGATTGTGTTTTTCAAAGAGCTTTACCTGTCAGTATAACTCTTTCTATATCACATCTGCCAATACCTAAGTCTCGTAGTTCTCTGTCAGTCATTCTGTAAAGTTGCAAACGTGCAATCTTACGTCTAGCTGATTCTGTTCTTGCCTCTACTATTCTATTAAATAATCGTTTAAACATTTTATGCTCCTATGTTGTATGCCTTTAGTGGCAGTTACATAGTTATACATAAATAATGTTAGGTTAGTAGAGACAATACGGAATAGCCGTTATGCCTTTTTTGTACCCTTAACTTTCTTGACCATCTTAGTTGTCCAAGCTTCGTTCTCTGGTGTATTAGGATCATCTTTGATGTAGTGACCTTTATCGTTACGAGCACGTACCGCTACTTCTTCCATCTCTTCATCTTGTACTACAGGAGCAGCTTTCTTCTTTGCTTTAGCAGGTTTAGCTTCTTGCTGTCTGCACAACTCTGTTACGTTAGGATCTTTGCATTGCACATTTCCGTAGGCATCTTCTGCTGCTGCTTGGTTTCCCATAGAGTCACGGACACATCCACTTTCTTCTACAGTGTAGCCGTTAGCTTCTAGTACTTCTCTATATTGTTCATAAAATTTTGCCATGTTATCTCTTACTTAGGTAATACGTGTTTAAAGTTTCTTTTGCCGCCTACTGCTCCACCCTTAGAGTAGCCCTTCTTTTTCTTAGACATGCCGCCTTTGTTCATCTTGCCTTTACCGTCAGCAGCATAGAACGGAACCATACTTCCATCTTTACCTTTGACCATCTTCAAGCCACCTGCTGCATAGCCTTTCTTTTTCATGCCACCCATTGCGTAACCTTTTTTCTTCATCTTCATTGTTCTTCCTCACTGTATAAGTTGTTAAACACTCGTTGCGTATCCCATACATAGTCTACGTCTTCTTTTGAATTATAAGTATGTTGGTTTGGTTTAAAGTCTGGTGCACCTTCTCCTGTTTCAAACCATGCAGGGTGAGTTACTCTCACTCTATTATTGGGCAACGCAACCATGTTAC